CTTTTTTAAGTTGCAATTCTAATTGAGATAAAGGTTCGGCATATTTTAAACGATGTGTATTTAATTTATTTTGTAATTGTTGAGATAAAATTGCTTCTGCTGTTTTTTGTGGAGCATATTGTGCTTCTGTTCCTAATATATCAGCTTGTGAACCTAAGACATTTGATTGTAATCCTTTTTGTATAGCGGCCTGTAAATCGGGGACACCAAATGATTGGGCATTTAAGTTAAATGGTACACTAGGTAATTGCAATGGCATCGTAATTCCTAAAATTTATTAGCTAAATTGAAAGGGTGCGGAACCCACTTTATTAGCAGCATTTGATCCAGCATTTGTATTTCTTGAATTAAATAAATAAGGTGCAGCCTGACTTAAACCACCAACTAAGTTTGCCCAATTTTGTGCTTTTGATTGCTGCTCGCCTGCTTTTCCTGTATATCCATATCCGGCTTGAGTTCCTAATAAACTTCCTAAATTTTCAGCCAATCTAGAACCTGATTCATAACCTCTATTTACTATTCTTTCTTCACCGGTCAAACCACCGCCATATAAACCTAACAAATGATTTAAATAGTTTTCAAAATCTTCACCAGCTATTCTTTCACCAATTCTTGCAGCTGTTTCTTGATGCAATGGTGTACCTAAGGTTCCTCCTGCTGCTGATGCATTTTCAGCAGATTTTAATGCTTCTTGCAATCTAAGTTTATATCCTGGAGACGCTTGATAACCTTGTGATAATCTTGAATAAGTAGCGGCTGGATCGGTAATAAGTTCGGTAAATGTATTACCTAGTGATGGTAGGTATTGCTGACCTTGTTCAATGTAAGGTCTAAAATAAGGCGTTATAGTTCCTGGTATTTGATTTAAATATTGTTGGGCGGCATAGGATGGATTATCTCTTGGCTTTTGTTTATTTAATACACCAGATGCTCCGCCAATAGCCGTTCCAATACCGCCAATTAAATTTCCAAGTCCACCTAATGAACCTAAACCTGATAATAGCGAACTAAAAATATTAGCCATTGTTCTCTCACATTAAGTTAATGTCACTGTTTTAAAAACAGGAGCATTTAATCCATTATTTATAGCTATCATTATACTATTAACCGTTGAATTATAAACTATTGTTCCATATTGACAGGTAAATTGACCATTTAGTAAAACATTATTTTGAATGGTTGTAATTTGTGATGCAGTTAAAGTTGGAACAACAAATCCCTCCGTGCCAATATTTTGTTGTAATTGAGTAATTAATTGCTGCATAAATATTTGTTCAACAGGAGTTCTATTACCACTTTCATCTACAATGGGAGAAAAAGCAGGTAAATTAGGAATCATCATTGGTATATCTCCATGACGCCATCAAAAACCACAAAACGACTAAATCCCCAAAATTGCAACATCACAGAACAATCATTAAACTGTCCAAGTCGTTGATAAATAAATCTTGATTTTCTAACCCCTGGAGGATTCATATTAAGACGATATTGATTGCCAAAATTTTCTCCGCCATCCCTTGATATGGACAAATCAACAGCTTGAGAAGCAACTTGTACAATGGGATATGATAGTTGAAATTTTTGTTCCAAACCTATAGGAATGAAATTTTCGGTACTGATAAAATTGATATTTTCTGTTCCTAGTATAATTGGATCACCACTAAAGAAATAAAAATTTTGTATATTATTTGGTTGGCCATTTTCTATGGTAAATGACAACGATTTAATAATACCGTAAAGCTGAGAAGGAAAACGTGTAGGCGGACATATTCTGATTCTTGGTATAGTTTCAATTTTTGTAGGACTATATTGATAGTCTGTAAATTGAGTTCCTATTTGATATAAATTTCCGTCATTGAAGCTTACAAAGTAATATTGATTATTAAAGAATATTACTTTTCGTGCGACATGATAGTTTAAATTTTCATCAGTTGCTGTAAAAAATTCGCCAGTATTTAGATCATATAGATAAGTTAAATTATCTGTTTTAAATGTAAATTGATAAATTAAATGACCATCTAATTTAATCAAAAAACCAATACAATCTGTTGGTTGAGTTAGTTCTGAAAACTTAAAATCGATACCATCAGTTGAAATTTCTTTAATACTATTACCATCAGAAATCATAATAACAGGACCTGATTGCTCATTTGCACCAAGCCAAATTACGATATTACCTAATTCTGCAATAGATGATGGGTTTAAGCATCCATAATCTATGTTATAAGAAGCTTGTTTTTGATAAGGAAATAATGCCGCACCAACATCTACCCATGGTTCTACAACATTTTCACCAAAAATAAATAATAAATTTCCACGTCCAGGAAATGGAACGGCGGCCTGAATTCTATCTGGTTTGGTTTGTAGCGAACCAATACTACTTGCTAGATTTTGAAATACCACAGAGTTTGCATTTGATAACAACCATGTTGTTGTTCCATTGCAAGTTAAAATAAATCGTCCATTTTGAAATGAAATATACCCTGGATTTACAGTAAATCCAAATGTAGCGCTTAGCGAAATTCCTGTTGTGATAGAAAATAGCATCGTACTATAATTCCATACATAGAGATTAACTCCATCTGTGAAAGCAATCTGTGATGCATTATTTTCTGCAATGTATACGGAACCAGACGATGTTGCTAGATTTCCAATAAATGTAACATTAAATCCTAAGTCAATAGTATAAGCACCACTACCAACTACAGCTAGAATAATTTCTCCTCTATTTGAGGAATAAATCGATCGTCCAGTTTGATTGGGGTTAAGGTTTTTTATATTTTTGTAACCTGCATACTCAACTAATGCACCATCACTAATTATCATATTAAATGTTTGCTCAACACTTATCTTAGGATAGCGACCAAAGTGATTTCCACCTACAATCTTTAAAGGTACTTCTTGTATAGATTCTTGACGGTATGGAGCAGGCATTTAAAAATCCTTTTAAGGCCTCTTAAAAATTTATCATATATATTATTTCCCTTAAAATGGGAACCATCCGTAGCTTAAGTTAACTGTCTGCCAATCTATTGGTGGAGCGCTGGTAAAATAGTTTAATTTTCTTATCGCCAAATCAGCAGGACTTACATCGATTAATTTTTTTCGTCTTTCTTGAAACTCTCTATCGGCTTGTTCTGGTAAAGTTGCCCCCCATTCAGCGCATATGAATCTTGCCAATTCATACCTTAAATATTCAATATAAAATTTATCAAAAATTAAACTTAAATCTGTATTTAAAGCTACATTAACTAAAGAGAATTTACCTGTTAATTTTATGGGATAAACACCACCAGGCAAAAAATAAATATAAATATTCATGCCACCTAGCGTTCTTTCTGCTCTAAAACTAAAAGGAAGGTTCGCGATATTATCTACTCGAGGCGTTCCAAAATAATCAAATCGAGACATTTGCGTCATTGAATATCTAACAACGCCGATATTAAAGGTCATTGAGTCGATAAAAAGTAAGTTGGGTATAAAATATAATTCTTGATTAGCGACTGGATTAAATTCGTAATAAGTAAAATAAGGAATCAATCGAATATCGGTACTTTTATAATCCAATAAGCCATTTAATAGAAATAAACCATCATCAATTTGGCTTGCTGTAGGGGTTTGTAAATCACGGCTTACAATTTGCGACAAATAATAGGAACGTGTTATTAATTGAAGCGCTGAATAAGCCATGATTGATTTCCATTTTTCAATTACAAAAAGAATTGATAACCTGCAACATCAATTGCAACAGAGCCACCAGATGTCAGTTTATAGTTAATTGTTGGCGACAAAACAGTTGATATCACAACAGGTTGTGCCATTAACAAACTAGTTGATGTAATAACAACACTTGTGACTTGGCTAGTAATTGATATAGCATCACCTGTCGCATTACCTGGCTGCAAATTTAAAACTTCACTTGCCGCTGATGGCGTATATGAAGAATAAATCCATACTGGAACATTTGCTGGCGATGCAATTAAAGGAACAAGACCTGTTAAATCGACATTAGCATAGGTAGTAGATGTGCCAGCGGTTATTGCGGTTGCTTGGGGAGCATCATACATAAATAGTCTTGATGAACTATTATCATCTGTCCAATAGCCTTTCAAGAAATTTTTGCTTGAGTCAGTAGCTACATAACCTATTCGTTTGTAGGCACTATAACCAAATGGCAAAACTGGAAATGTTGATACGCCATTTGCTAAGGATATTAAAGCTCCAGAAGGATGAGAATCAACCGGGTCTGAAATCAAAAAAACAGTATAAAGTTTACTAGCAGCAATTGCACCCGTATCGATTCCATTAAGACCAACTACAGAAGAATTAATAACCGCAGGAGTAAGCAAATCCATTTGATACGTTTCGCTGGAATCAAGTGTAGTTCCTATAGCGATATCTAGCAATGTGTTAGGTGTAGTTGCATCATTGCTAATTTGTAGTCCATTGGTATAGAAGAAGGGGACTTGACCATATTGTTTATAAGTCATTGGTATATTAATTGGCATTTTAAAAATCCTTTTTAATTTAACCATTCCGAGGGTATCCTCGGAATAGTAATTAGATTAATTTACAATTACATAGGAAATACTAGTCTGAATGAGTTTTCGGAAACCAAGGAAGAACCCCAGATAGAATCCCGAACGTAAGCTCTATTATTTAATCCAAATTGGCTACCAAAATAATGACGTATTGCAGCGCCTGAATCAGGATCGCGAGTGTTTTGAGTTACGAAAGGTGACTCATCAGGCAATGTTGGCATAGCTAGATAGTATTGGTCACCAGACATTAAGCAGCCTGCACGATGAGATGGAAGTGGCGTAACTGTCATTCCTGCTTGAATTGTATTATTAATGTTTTGATTTTGATTTTGAGCCCAAACCAACCCAACCCCATTAATGGTTTGAATCTGTACTGTCACAGTTCCGGCAACAGTTCCTGCGTTAGCAATGGCTCTAAATTGAACGGGTTGTTGTGTTGGAACATGGCCAATAAAACTTAAAAACCTCATATTGGGTAGACCAGTTACTCCATCATTAAACTGGAATAAATCACCAGCCTTAATTGCATTTGGATCGGTTCCACCTGTGGGCTCAGTAAAGGTAATCGCTGTGACATTTTGTCCTGTTGGATCATTCGTACTAACCACAGTCATTACGTTATTAGGAGCAGCAGTATTACCAATAGTTCCTGCTACATGAATTGGCAATAAGTTTGAAGTATACCATTCAGTATTTGCAAATCGTCCAAGTTCCCATGAATAAGCATCATCGTTGTTTCGATTTATTGCAAATTGGTTTAAACCTGAACCAATTATAGCAGGAATATTTGCAACAGGTAAGATTGCTTCCATGTTATGTTTTGCAGCGCCAAAATCCTCAAAGTTTGCAACTGATTGTGCTAGTTGGGTATAACTATTGATTGGATTTACACCATTTCCGTAAAAACGAAAAGGACCACTATTAACTTGTAATGTATTAAAGGCAGGATCTTGCGGGTTATTTATTACTACACCAGAAATAAAGTTCAAAAGAATATCAGCTTCAATAATTGAACCCAATTCTTGCATTGCAGCCATTCCAAACCTATCCATATATTCTCGAACGTTAAATATGAATTGTTGATCCGTATAGGCAGCAGATACGTTGGCAGCTTGAGAACAGACTAATGATTGAACTCTTTGTACCGATGGTTGTTCAGTAATCACCAAACCTGTATAAGAAATATACCTAGGACTCAAGTCAAATGTTACTGTGTCGCCTAAATTCGCGACCAGCTCATCGAAATTACGGAATTTTTTGTTTGTGATATTTATTGCAACAAATTCGTTAAGCAACCATGCTAGCTCTGCTTTTTGGTACGTTTGTACGGTTTGCAGAATATTATTTGGTGTAGATCCAGCCATTCTTAATCTCCAAAATCCATTTATTGGAGATGATAATCAACTGAGCGTTATCTTTTCTTTAACATACGTTGAAAATCTTTAACACTCATCTGACCATCATCTGATGTAATAGTTGATGAGGATTTGAGTTGACGCAACGGATCTCGTGCTTGAATTTCTTGATCTTTAGCTGTTTGGTTTTGCTTAATTGAATCACTTAGAGCCATCATTTGCTTTTGAGCAATGTAGGGCTGATCTCTTATATCTGCTAATATAGAAGTTAATTTATGCGGATAATCGGTAATTTCTTTCATAATATCACCAGCATTATCGTATGAATTAACTAACTCTATTAATGCATGCATTCTAGGATCATTATAATTAAGCTTATTTAACTCGGCTTCTAATCCAGGGTATTTTTCTTCAGCAGCTTGCATTTTTGATACAAATGTATTCACTAAGTGATCTTGCTTAAGTTGCTGAAACTGAGCCTCAAGAGCCTGTGGTGCTTGTTCTGCAATCATTCTTTGCACGTCTTCCGAGGTCAGTTGTGGCATTCCACCCAATCCGGTCGATGGTGCTTGTTGTTGAGCAATAGTATTTTCTTGCTGTAATTGCATTAACGCTTCCTTTTTCCCTTTTTCGTAAGCTCGTTCTCTTTCCCTTTTAATAACATCAGAAACCTGTCTTTGATTAAATTTAGGCTGCTGATCTTCTTCGATGAGAAAAGTTTCTGAGTTGTTACTATCTTGAGGCACTAATTCCCCTGAATTAGCATCAAAATTTTCAACGTTCATCTCAAATCCCTTTGTTGACTATGAATTCGCGTCACCGTGATACATTCTTTAACGTTAGAACGAAACGATTATTTATTTCGGATAATTCCGTGAATCCTTAAATTATTTCATAGATTTATTATTTGTCAATATAGTTAAAATTATACTTATATTTGTTTAAAATAAATTACCCGAATCAAACGCAATAATTCGGGCATCTATTTTATTTTAAACAATTTTTTTTCACCATTTTTTTAATTAATTGTTTGTCTTCTTTCTCATCAACATGTTTTTTAGCTAATTCCATATGATCCTTAGCCTTTTTATGGTGATGCACGGCTTTACCACTATGTTGAGCTGCATTTTTCATATGCTCATGTGCCTTTTTTAAATGGTCACGTGAATTATTCATTTTTTTTCCTTTATTAAAAACCAGTTGGCTTATATTTCTTATTAAATGCTTTTGGTTTTTTCATTTCAGGAGCAGGCTTAACATATCCTTTACATGCTTCCTTATATTCTTTTTCTGTAGCAGTTCTCATGCCCATTTTGCTTACCTTGTCACCAAACATGATTTCATTCCTTATGATGTGAAATTTTTCGTAATGTTTCAGCCAAAACTGCCCGTCTTCTCATCGTTGGATTTTTACTATGAGCGGCTTTTATTAATTTTTTTTCGGGTATTTTTTCCCCTTCTTTAACATGCAACGATTTTCTTAAAGCTCCTGGATGTTGAATAGCTCCTTGAATCCATTTTTTAGGTTCTTTTGGCATTTTAAATCCTTTTAAAATAAATTAGGCCTTACCTAAATAGAAAGGCCATAAGATCATAGAATTTAAATCAGCACTTTTTAGAACCTTTCATATGTTGCTTCATCATTTTTTCATGGTGCTTAACTTCTTTCATATGGTGCTTATGCATTTCTTTATGATGACCATGCATTTCTTTATGGTCTTTATGCATATCATGCATTCCTGATTCTTTTTTCATTTTATTTTCCTTATTTTTGTTGTTGTTTAAACCTGACTTTCTAGCTTCATTTAGACTAGCAGCAATAGCTTGATTTATAGGATGCCCTGCCGCAATCATCTCTTTTATATTTGATGAGATTACATTCTGACTGGTACCTTTGGACAATGGCATCTTTATTTCCTTGTTTCTATATTCCTTTATTTCGATTTTGCCCTGTCATAAAGATTTGACATTATCTTCCGACGATAAGTATCGGATGCGCCATCAGTTAATCTAAAAAGATGCTTATGAATTTGCTCGTTACTAAATCCATCTTTTTCAAGTTTTGCACAACCACCAGGCTGTTCAAAATCACGTAATGAAGGTTTATATTTTGTACTCATAGTAATGTCCTTATTAAAATAATTACTCAGTTTTTTTACCTAACTCATGATGAAGCTTTGCAGAATCTTGTATGCTTTTGTGATGATCCATTTCACGCGCATGTTCTCTGTCTTTTATTTCTGCTAATTTACTAGCTGTTTCCAAGGCATGATTTAATTCCGAGGTTTGCGATTCTTCAAGTCTTACAACACTGTTTATTTGTTCTTGTGTCACTCTAGAGCGAGCTGCTAAAATTTCAGCATCTGCTTTTTCTTTTTCTATTGCCAATTGTGCTATATCTAATTGATTATCTATACTTGATTGTTCGATTTGGTGCGCTAGTTTTGCTTCTTCTACTCGCGCTTTTATCATTTGTGGTTGACTCTGTGACAATTCTTGAGCCATTTGTAATTGTTGCTGTTGCTGCTGCTGTTGTAAGCTCAACCATTGCGGTATTGCTTCTTGTAATTCGTCTGATCCGTGAATGGTTAAATTTTTAATAAGTATTGGCAATCCTTGAGCTGAGTTCATAAATGCATTAAATTCTTGGGAAACCCCCATTAATGCAATGATTTGACTTAATGCCTGATTTTTTTGAACTTGAAAATTAACACCTGGTTCAATATTTACATGAATTGAATTTTCATCATAGTCTATGTAGGGTGAACCTTCTTGATTTACATCAATATACTCTTTATCTCCGTGTATATTAACAATTGGTATTGAACGCTTGCCTACCAAATATTTAGGCATAAGATCAACAATAATATTGGCGACATGAGCCAAAGAGTTAAGATAGCCAACCACATAAGGCATTGCGGCAGCGTTTCCAACTGAAGCGCTTTCAATAATAGCCTTTCCAGATAAATCATTATCATTTTTTCCTAAATTAGATGCGTACGATCCTAAAATTGTTTGGGTTGTTGCCTCGGTCATTTGAAAAGCGTTAACAATTTCTGGAGGTGCTGGAGGATTAATCACTTCTCTTATTGGATCAGGAATTGCCTTGTCTGGATTATTTTCACTATAGGCATTAACGACGACAGTAGATGCTTGTTGAATATTAGTTAATGCATTAACGTAATCTTCTTCTTGCGGTATGGCTTCTTTTTTAACTATAAATTTGTGTTGAATAATATTTTCAAGATAATTAGCCCATGATTGACCAGCAAAGTTTTTTAAATCTTGTGCTCCTTTAGCATTATATATATAAGGCTTAGTCATTAAATAAGTGGTATTTGAATTATCCTGGGTTAATACAACCGAATTACCATCAAAAAATACATGAGGCAAATAAGTATAATCGGTTAAATTATATTCAATAATTTTAGATTCAATTAAGATGTAATGGCATACCGTCGTAATTTCAGTCCATCGAGGTTTTCCCATTATATTTGGGAATTGCTCTATCATTTGCTGCGCTTCCCATTCTTTTTTCAATAAATTATATTTTTTTTCTGTGACTACCCTGCCATTGGATAGCTTCATTATTTTGGTTCTTTTTTTTATTTTTTCGTAATAGTCTGCAACCAATACTATTTTTTGTTCTCTTGAATCTTTATAAGACCAACTAAATCCTTGAATATCTTTTGAATAGGTAATATTGCTTGCATCAACATCGGGATAAGCATTCATGAAATCATCAATAGTCATTGGGAATATTTCAAATGACCAGCTCCCATCATCCTTTGATGAATTTCTAGCCATTGGATCAAAACCACATAATGTTGGGTCAAATGTTTTTCTTAATTTAATGACCTGTTCCATTGAACGAGAATGCGCGTAATCTGTCCAAACTTTCGCCACTGAAAATCCACCGCTTAGAATATCTTTGTAAATTTCATATGAAAAGTTCGATTTATTTGCTTGATATAAAATATAACGTATATGTCCTTCTACGATATTTAATATCTCAGGACTAGATGGATATCCATCAGACGGAGTTACTTCTATAGATGGTTCATGTTTTGCAAACTCTCCGAGCAATCTAGAAACATAGCTTTCAAGAATATTAAATTCAACGACAGGTTTATGTTGCTTATGAAGTAGAGCTTTTTGTTGTTCATTAACGGTTGTTTTAAAACAATATTTCCTAAAATCATGAAAACGTTTTGAATTTTCTTTGAAATACAAATGTGATTTAGAAATATTATTTTTAATTCGTTCTAAATCAGTCTGATTATGTTCAAGGGCTATCGACATAATAAAGAAGTTCCTTTGCTCTTAGAAACTCATCCTGAGTTTTCATAATTTTAGCAGCAACATTAGTTGATTTGCTATCTAATTGTTGCAACTTTGGAGGATAGGCAAATGTTAAAGCAAGTGCATCTGCTTCATCACTTGAGCGCAACCCTCTTTTTTTCATTTCTTCTTTCTTTTCAAGAACTAATCTTGAATTAGAATCGAATTTATATTTTACTCCACATAAATCGGCATGCAAAGATTCAACGTCTGGTATTTGGCAAGGATCATCAATAAGCCATAACTTCATCTCGCCCCACATTTCAGTTCTTTTGTTGCTATATTTATTAGCATTTAATGGTTTACTTCCTGAATTAACAGGAGAAATTATATTTTTGTAGCCCAGTTCATTAAGCCTATCTACAATTCCAGCCCCTAATCCACCTACATCAATAAATACCTTATCTGGTTTTTCTTCTTGAATTATTTTATTAACTATACCTGTTATTTCCATGGTGTCTTTTTTGATATAAGACTCTAAACCATAAGCGACACGACCTTTTCTTCGAATAATTGATGTTCTATCATCTCCAAATCGGGCAGGGTCTACACCAATATAAAATAATCCGTAAGACTCGGAAGTTGTTTTTCTGGCCTTCATAATTAAATCCGATTCAATATAGCTGTCCTCACCGGTTAACTGAAAGGCTTCATTAGGGTTGAATGGGTATTCTTGTTTAAACGCCTTTTCACCATCTATTCCTGAAATACTTAATTCTGCTACCTTATTTCGTCTCCAGTTTATCTGCTCGTCATTTATGTGATAAATTTGTTTAAATTCAATTTCCTCTGGCGTTAAATCAAGTGGTTCAATTATTCTTTTTTTATATTTATCTTGCCAAAACCAAGGTACAAAGATAGCTATAAAATCAGATTGCTTAGCTTCAGCTCGTTGCCATTGCTGATGAAAATAATTACCAACTCCATTAGCGGTTGATTCAAGTATTATTTCTGTCCCATTTATCCCAGGAACAGCTTGCATTATCCCTTTTGCATGCTCTTCTGCATTAGCCCAAAAAGCAACTTCAGAGCCATGTAAGAGCTGGATAGTTGAGCTTCTACCAACTGCCTTGTTTTCAGCCGTTCCTAATTTATAACCAGAATCCAATAGACCAAATACAAGTTCTTTTGCGTTTGACGTCCTAACCTCTGGTTTAACTAATGATGGCGTATACTCATAAAACCTCTGCGCCATCTTATACAAGTTTTGCGTTGCATCTAATGAATGAGTCAATATAAATGCTTGCATCCCTTTCTTATGTGTGACTTGATGATAAAACCTTGCCCCAACATAAGTAGAACTTCCCTGTTGTCTCCCTTTTAACAGCACACATCGCACATACCCTATGCTTTCCTTTTGCTGCTCTAAACGTTGGTGTATAAATTTTTGAGCTTTATTTAAAGTAAACGAAATAATGCTTCCTGCTTCACTTCGTATTTTTAAACATTTTTCTGCATAATGAACAAAATCATCTTTTAGCTTTTGACGAATAATCTTTTCTTGTTGTGAAATCATAAATTTATAAATTTATTCCAATTCTTCAAGCGCTTCTTCATGATTAATGACTGTGACAACGGATTGAGCTTTATCGCCATATACTTTAGGAACTAGTTTTGAAGCAAGCCATTTTCTAGTATCAATTTTAGTTCGCAGTATTTTAGCATCAATGCGTCGCACACCATCTTCCATATAATAATGCGGTTCATTCATCATGACATTAATTTCATTTACTAAATATTCAACTTGCTTAATTTTAGCTATCGCGTATTGCTGACTAAACTCTTCATGTTTGTTAAGCCATCTAAAAACAGTTCTTTCACAAGGAAAGTGTTCATTATCATCACATAATTGTTGAATGCCCTTACCTGATTCAGCGATAGCGTCACAAATTTCCTCTGCCATCTTTTTGGTGTATGAAGTAGGCCTACCAACTTTATTCGTCATCTTTATAACCTTTATTTTTCTTAGTTTTCTTATCAAATACCTTTGGTTCTTTTTCAATAATTTCATTAAGTGATGAAAAATTATTATTGTTGTAATCCCAACAACAACAAGTAGAACATGGAATTGGCATTCCTCCAAATCCAAGCGTCCTTTTCCTACCTCCGCAATTATAACATTCGCCAGCCATAGCTTCTAAAAATTTGATTAATTTGTATTTATTTTAACTGAATTTTAAAAATTTTCTACCCTTATTAAATGCTTTACTATTATATTATATAATTTATTTATAATAAAATATTTTTAATTGTATATTGATTTTATCTATTATTAATATATCATAGTAAATGAATCAGGAACTAGGGTAATAAAAATGAACGATAACTATCAAAAAGGATTGATGGATGGATGGCATGGAGATGAGCATTTAAATGATAACGATGAAAAAGAAGAATATTTCGATGAATATTATGAGGATTATTTATAATGAATATTGCTGATTTATCCGATACAGATGTTATTTTTTCTTGCGATATAGCTGATGATAAATGCAAGTATTGGGATTATAATTTTTATGCGCGAGTTAATGATTATGAATACATGCGTTCAATGAGTAAAAATGAAGTAAAACAATTAAAAGATAATTGCATTAAAATATTAAAGTCGTTAGAAACGTTGTCATAAAATAAATGAATAAAAATTAGCATAGATAAAATAAAAAATTATTACAAAAGGATATAAATAATGGGAATAGATCATATATCAAGAACAGATTGTTTGGTATGTCCATATTGTGGACATGAGATTGATAGTTCTTGGGAATTTGATGAAAACGAATTATCTCTCATTGCCCGTTTGGGCTGGATATGCGGTAATACCAAAAACGGTACTTGTAAATGCGAGGTATGCGACAAAGAATTTAGTTTTTACAAAGAAATTACAATTTATTATTCAACTTCAAAACTTGATGAATAAATAAATTGTTCATTTATTATCCATAAAGTCTCTTAAAAACGAATTAGCTTTAAAACGAGCTATATTGTCTTTGGAGACCTTATCTTCAACAACCCTTAGGGTTGATATCCAAATACCAAAATAATTGCGTAAAATCGATTTATGCTCGTTTAAAGGGATAGTACGAAGGCAATCAAGAATAAAGTTTCTATCATCCCTAAGAAGATTAATATTTTTAGCCTTTGCGTAATTAATTAATTTAGCGCCTAGTAAACAATCCATGTTTACCTATCCTGAAGTGTTAATTTATATTTTCTGTCGTATCATGTGATTTATACCCATATGGGCTAAGAATCTTTTGGATTTCTTTTTTAGCGTCCTCATAATTTTTTATGTGAGGAATTTGGGAAGTAATAATTTTTCTTTTTTCTTCTTCATAATCTGATATTTCCAGCTGCTTAACATTATTTGAGACATAAATATCTTTTCCATTTAGCAAATCATTGAGGTTTTTTTCGTAAAAATATTTAAATAACTCAAAACTTTTTTGAGATGGTAGATGGGAAAGCTCATATAAACCACAATTTTTAGTGACTTGCTCAATGAATTTATGCGTCCATGATTTGGGCAAATGATAGGGAGATGAGTTTTTTATGGCTTCCTGATACGAATAATCAATATCAGGAATTCCAAATTCTTCTGCCCTAGGTTTACACCAAGATAAAAAATCTTTGATACGTGGAATACAAATTGGGCTTTCAATTCTGCAATATTTAATACCTCGTTCAATGCTCTCTATGGTATTTATTCCCGAATCAATAAAAGCTTTTGTCCATTGTAATTTGACGTAATTAAGCTTATCAGATGTATTTTCGGGAAATTGTTTTCGAAATCCTGGACAAGTGTATTCGAAAAAAATAAATAAACGATTAATTATTTTTGCGGAATCACTATGTGAATTTTTTTCTATCGATTGCATACTACACCGTAATCTCATGAAATGGTTTGTTAATATCATTAATCCATGATGTATCAAGATTACGATTATTTTTTTGAAATCTGTTCGTATCAAGCCATTCTGGTTTTAAAGAAATCCATCCTGAACTAACCATGGTTTCAAAAGCGGATAATGGATCGATATTTTTTTTATTTTTTATCTCACTCAAAACTCGGTTAATCATTGCCCAAGCGGTTTTGGTAATTGCTGCTCGCTTTACTTTCCTCACTTGAATCCAGTCAGTCAATAACGTCTCAGGAATTCCATGCGGATTATCCAGAATCATGTCACTTATGCCAAATTCCTCTTTTTTCTTTTTTAATTTTTCTTTTTTATTATTATTTATATTATTAATATTATATATATTATACATTAAAGAGTCGGAATTTTCGTCGAATGCATTCAACTTTTGGTGAATGGTTATATTTTTAGTGTAATTATTTGAATTTACGTCAATATTTTTTATTTCATCCATTTCCCATTTTTGGACTATGCATTCATGCATTTCACCATCAATGCATTTATCTTTTATGAGAAATGATTGTTTATCGTTATTTATAGCACTATTTAGTTCAGGATAATAAAGACGAGCACTTTCAGTAAGAGCATACCAACAAGTTCTATTGTATGAGTTTTTTGTTTGGTTTTCTTTCGCAATTAAACCATTGCTTATACATGAACTAATGATTGTTTCTATTTGCTTTTTTGACCAAAATGGGAATAACGATTGAAAGCTTTTTATAGATATTTGAAACCAATATAAATTGTTATTAAAGTTAGATTTTGTTAATAAATCGTCATAAGTTAAACACCTTAAATGTTCTATAAATAACGATTCATTGACGCCAAATTTTACCGCCAAATCATAATTAAAATTTGTTTTCATATACACCTCAAACTATTACATAATTATCATTATCACACCTCTTTTATTTACAATAAACTTAAAATTTAAATAAAAAACAAGAGACAATATAATGATTACAAAACTAATAAACATATTAATATTTGTATAAAAATTGACACAAAAAGTAATATATTTAAAATAGACAACCTTAAAGATATTTTTTTTATTTTTTTATAAAATTTATTTACATTTTTATCATTAAAATTTATATCAATAATATATCGATCTGATAAAATCATGTCATCAAACCAATTTATTTTATTTTCATTGTTAGTCGAATTTTTTTTCATAATTAACGTCCTTGTTCATAAATTATTATCCATTACACGCTATCAACATCAATAAATAACATTATTCATAATCATGATAACCACAGTTGATAAACCCGTAGAAACTAAAAAAACATCAAACATAGTAAATTTTTTTTTATTAATTGTCCTTATTATTAATAAGATAGAACAAATAAAACCTATTAAACAATTCATTTACATATATCCTTATAACTTATTTAAATTAATCAGAGTGTAATTTGTTTTTTAACTTTTCTATTTGCTTTATAAGATTTTTTTTATTTTTCTCTTGTTGTTTTTTCTCCTCCTCCTCATAATTTGCTTTTAATTCTCCGTTGGTTATTTTCTCTATTCTAACCTGTTGAGAATAAGGTATCGAATTATTTCTCTTCCAAACTGATGGGGTTGGCATGCTTATATTTAATGCTTTCGATAGCTTGTAGGCCGATCCAAAATAATTAATTACTTCATCTATTTTCATTTTATCACCCTTTATTAATTAGTAAAACAATTTTACTATAAAAATATTAAATAATAAATTGACTTTATCATTATTTTATTTATAATACAAAATAATTAAATGGAATTATCTATAATAAAATATGAAAACATTAACTTATATCTATAACGCAGCGTATTTTATACGAATAGATATTTTTATATCGGGGAGAAGTAAATGATTGAAGATGAATCATGTCTTTTAGACTTATCAATAGAAGATTACCATGCAAGCAGTGCATTGTCTCGAAGTAAACTTTTAGAGCTAAGAAAATCGCCACTTCATTTTTGGCACAAGTTTATTAAAAATAATAATAGTTTTCAACAGCCCACTGATTCAATGGAGTTTGGTAGCGCCTTGCATTGTTATTTGCTAGAGCCTTATCATTTTAATTATAGATATTTTTTGTGTGATAAAATAGACAAAAGAACGACCGCCGGAAAAGAATATTTACAATCTATATTGCAGGAAGCGAATGGTAGAAAATTATTAGAAAAAACAAATTTTGACAAAATTAAATCAATATCAGATTGTTTGGAAAAAAACAGTATTTTTACTAAGTTTTTTCATGGCGGAAAAGTTGAAAAATCAATTTATTGGGCTGATAAATCAACGCAATTAAATTGTAAGGTAAGGCCTGATATTTTACATAATAATATGGTTGTTGATTTAAAAACTACAGCCGACGCATCTTTTAGAAGCTTTCAATCATCAACGTTTAAATATGGATATCACATTCAAGCGGCCATGATAAAAGAGGCGATAAAAAATGTATTAAATATTGATATAAATGATTTTATATTTATAGCAATTGAAAAAGAAGAGCCTTTTGCGCATTGCGTATATATTTTGGATGATAAGGCCTTGCAGCAAGGACTAATGGAGTTTAGAGAGTTACTCAGCAGATACAAAGAATGTTTTTATAAAAATGAGTGGCCAGGATATGAAACAACATTTTTAACACTACCTAATTATGCACAATATGAGATATTACCATGATGAACACATTACGAACATTGAGAACAAATAATACATCCATTTGGGATAATGCGGATGATATAAGGCAAATAAGAGATATATTTGCTCCAACGCTATCTACTGCTGAGTTTAAATATTTTATTAAATTAGGTAAATCCACTGGATTAAATCCATTTTTAAGAGAAATATGGTGCATTAAATACACATCTAATTTGCCAGCACAAATATTTATAGGGCGAGATGGATATAGAAAAGCTGCTGTTCTTCATAATCTATATGATTATCATATTGTTGAATCTGTTTATAGTAACGATGATTTTAGTGTTGCAAACGGAGAAATAAATCATAAATTTTCAATATCAAATAGAGGAAATTTGCTTGGTGCTTATTGCATTGTAAAAACAAAAAACTCAACAAAGCCAACTTATGTATTGGTTGATGTTAATGAATATAATACAACAAAAAGTGTATGGAAGGACAAGCCATCAACTATGATAAAAAAAGTTGCCGAAGCACAGGGATTAAGGTTAGCATTTCCTGATATCCTTGGAGGAACATATAATGAATATGAGTCGTTTAAAAAGAATACGGACAATGATGCAAAAGAAAGAATAACCGTTTTGTTAAACAAAAGGGAATCTAATAATGAAATTAATGCAAGTCCTAAAGACCCTGAAAATGTACTTTATACATCGCAAATTAATGAGGTTGCGATTGAAGAAAGACAGGACGAAGGATATGAGTATGAAATTCGTGATTCAGATGAAGGAAATGAGGATAATGAGAAAATTGAAGGTGTTGTCGAAGACAAAATAAATATTGATCTATTAGATGAGATACTATTCATGATTGATGAGAAAAAGATAGGAAAAGACAGGGTAGACAAGGCTCTTTCTTATTTTAAAGTATCTTCTTTTGAGGATCTGACTATATCTAAATGTAAAAAATTTATCCTAATGTTAAATAAGATATAAATTTAATTATGGTTATATAGAGCTGAGTATTCAGCTCTTTTAATTATATTAGAATCAAAAAATTTCACGTCTGCCCTGATTATATATTTTTTTAAATTCAGGGGGAAATGACTTTATATCATCCATAAATATTTCAAGATTTAATAAAGCTTTTTCATATCCAGAAGTGAATCCCGCATTAAAAATATCATTGTCAATATCACAATCATGTGAAATATTTGATAGCTCAGAATCTATCCAATCGTTTAATATTCCCATTTAAATCCATTATTTTCAATAAACCATTAAATATGGTTGATAATATAATTTTATTTTTATAGAATGGCAAGCCCAAATGAATCTAAAATTTAATACCCTCGCTATGGATAAAAAATTGAAATCATTGTTCCTTGTAGCGTAAAGTCCAGCCATTATGGAAAAATCATTTTTGCAAAATATATTGAGCCAGAAAGACAGTATAGAGTAGTGGAGATGAAGGGAGGTTCAAAATGCCTTCCTGGCATATTAATTATAATTTTTTTTCAATTTTTATACAATAATTTTAATTGATTTATGGACGCTTATAGTTATGAAAACCAAGCGTCCAGGGGCTACATTAAGGAAGCTAAACAAGGAGTTACTGACGAATTGCCGTGATAAAAATAAGTATCACTCTATTTATAATATACTTTTAACTTATTTAATTCCATGTATTTTTCAAATTTCATTTTTTATAAAAAAAGTACTTAACCAGTCACTTGCTTTTAAATGTTCAATATGGGCGTCAATCCATGAATTAGATAGAACTTTATAAATTTCTTTTGTATTTTCATCAACGATTATAGTAGAGAATAAAAAAGGATTATATTTGTCGCTGGGATCAACATCCATGGAAATACCAAAAAAAATGGTATTTAGTTCAAAATTCTTATTTTTTTCACTGCCAATTACTTTATTATGTTTAATATCAACATTATGTTGATAGTCACACCACTCATTAAAATTGCATGGAATAGGATTTTTATGTTCATCTAATATAAAATAATTAATCACTACAAATCCCTCTGTTAAAGACAAATAAATTCGATAAATTGGCTAAATACGACAAATATGGTGAATTTAGTTATTTGTATTGTACGATTTTTTCATGCAACTAATATAAAAATTATTATTTTAATTCACTAAGTCTGATTATTAGCATAATCAGACATTACTACGTAACCGTGTATAACGTGTACACCGTCGATATTATGTCCTATATTGATGATGTTCCATGCACTCTATATATCTACAAACACAAATAATTCTCAGTATCTATTGATATAAATCAATGTTTCATGATTCAATTAAATATTTATTCAATGGAATCATGATATGATTATTTCAATATTAAATCAAAAGGGAGGTTCAGGAAAGACTACTTTAGCTGTTAATTTATCTAGAAAATACAATTTAATCGGTAAAAAAACATTATTAGTAGATTCAGATAATCAAGGATCGGCGCAAAGATGGCATGAGAGATCAGGAGGTGAATTAATAGATATGACCTGTTTACCTATGACCACCTTGGATAAGGATATAATAAAATTCACAGATAGATATGAAAGAATAATTATAGATGGTGTTCCTAGAATTTCTCCCGTAACAATATGTGCAATAAAAGCGGCAAATTTAATTTTAATACCCGTTCAACCTTCTCCTTATGATATTTGGGCTACAGAAGATTTAATACGCAATATAAAAGATAGAATAGAGATGACAGATGGAAAAACAAAAGCAGCATTTATTGTTAGCAGAAAAATTAAAGGAACAAATATAGGAAAAGAAATTTATTCTGAACTCAGTAATCTAGGATTACCCATTCTTAAATTTGGAACACATCAAAGAATAGACTATGTAACAAGTGCTGACTTAGGAACTACTGTAGTAGATAAAGAATATAAAAATACGGAAGCTGCTAAAGAAATTGGAGCGATTATTAATGAGATAGAGGATTTTTATTATGGCTTTTATTGATTCAGGTAAACATTTTGATAAAGAAGAAAATTATGAAAAGATGAAAAAAAGAATGGAAAATATAGATATTGTGCAGTACTCATTGCGCATACCTTCTTGTTTACATCAACAAATTCGAATGAAATTAGCAAAAGAAAATAAAAAATTAAGAGGTATTTTAATAGAAATGCTTGAGGATTATGTCAAGAAATAAAGATTTCAATATTTTTATGTTTCATACTACTTATGATGTTGTATTTTTTTTTTTTTAATAATAAAATGTGCCAAATTTATGGTTTTAGTATATTTTATGTAAGCAGGTTGTAACGGATTACTCTGCTTTTCTTGACTTTAAGATAGTGGAGATAATAATGAATGATATTGTGGATCATTTGATCGTTGATAAAAAAATAATGGAATTTATAGACTTTAAAGTATCAGAAACAATGAAAAGAGTAGGGGAACTGGAAGATATAATTCTTTCTATGTTAAATAAATGCAATAACAATTTTAGTCTAATAGCAAAAGATATAGCTTATTTGCAAATTAATAATGCATGAATATAAAAAAATACTTTTCATTATTAAAAGTATTGCTATAATCCGGTTCGACCTAGATTATGCGTATCGAAAAGTCGATGTACTTCTCCCTAGTTTCCTGATTCACGAAATACATCGACCTGGTCTATATATAGACCATTAAAACACAGCGTATCCGATTAAAATAGTTCCATCCAGAGCTGTGGCAGCAGTATTATTATATATAGTTAATGTGCTTGTTCCAGAGCCTGACGTTGCTTTTAAAGTAATATTTTCAGTTGTATTTGTTCCGCCCATAATTGTCAACAAAATTACAGATGTGGATGTGATTAATGTATTAGTCCAGGTAATTGCATAACTAGAACCGCCTGCCGTAGTCAAAGAAGATGTAGTAATAACGCCAGCATTTCCACTTGCAGTAACCGCATTACCTGATTCAGCTGCACTTGCTTTAACAAGAATTATTTGTCCAGATCCGGTTAATGTATTCACAGCATTGTTTAACATAACAGCACTTGCAGCAATTCCTGCATCAACTATTAATCCCACCGTTCCACTTGCTTTAATAAGATTATTATTTACTAATGCAGCGGGTGCTAAAACAAAATCAGCAGTTGCTCCAGCTGGATCGGGAATGCTTATTGTGGAAGCTTGACCCATCGCGGCATTTGAAATAACCGTCACGGTGTTTCCAGTATTAGCAACAGCAGTTAATCTTAAACTTCCTCTAGATGCAGTTGCAGGAAAACTCGCTAAATATCCGGCAGTTCCAGACAATCCAGCCTGTATATTTCCCCCACTTATAGCTGTAGCTGGGTCTTCAGATAAACCACCTTCTGTATTTATATAGGTTGCAATATGATTTGCTATTGTAGGAATAACAATTGTAGAACTTGCTGCATTTAATGTAATTACTCCATTGACGATTGTTGGTAATAATTCAATATATGTACCTACCGTTGTATTCACATTATAATTATATATTGTGTCAAAAATATCTGTAGGATAAATAAAGCTTGGATTAATTCCCTGTTCTGTTAAATATCCTGCCTTGGTTATCGTTGCTAAATTATCCGTAGTGACTAATTGTACGCGTCTTGGTTGTACGCCATCTTGTCCCAACAACCCAAAGGTTGCATTAACTATGCCCATTTTTATATCCTTATAAAAATTATTATTTTAATCCATTTTTAGTTAAAAATTAACCAACTGCCTGGCTAATCAAATTAATATTTGATGATCCATCAACACTAACGACTAACCATACGGGAGTAGTTTGATCAGATGTCGTTACCAAAGCTACTTGGCCTGTAGTTAGAGGTGGCATCGGCGTTGTTAAAAAACCACAAGGCAAAATACTTTGACCATTTAAATATCCAGTTGATTTTACAGTGGCTAACGTATCATTCGTATCAATCAATAATATTGAAGGGATAACGCCTAAAGTAAGCTCACAAGAACCAATTATTGAAATAATAGACATAATTTTTCCTTATTGATAATACTCAAAAACAACAATTTTTCCAGCGGCACCAGCCCCACCCGCGGCTCCACCAACACCAGCAGATCCTGATGTGCCAGCAGCACCTACAGCATAAGAATAAGTCGCACTTGGTGAGGAAATAAAAGCAATTAACGAGCCTCCCGATGATCCTCCTGCTCCGGAAACAAAACTGCCTCCGCCACTACCGCCAGCTCCTCCAGATCCGGTATTTGCCGATCCAGCGGTTCCTGCATTTGTAGGAGAAAGTCCAACCCCTGCTCCACCAAAAATTGTTGATCCACCATTTCCTCCGTTTGAGTTAGCAACGCCCCAGGCGCCACCACCTACCCCACCAGTAAATGTTGTTCCAATCGCTGGCGCAGTTATCGATGCAGTTCCAGCAGCTCCATTTCCTCCTACACCACCATTTGCTGCCAATAAACTGGTTCCAAAAGTGGTATTTCCTCCAGTTCCACCAGTTCCTGCGCCACTTGATCCCGTTCCATTTCCACCACCGCCACCACCTACCATATATACTTGTAAATATAAAGGAGCTGGACTGGTAGGAGTCGTATACGTACCAGAACCAGATGTAAATTGTTGAACGGTAGGAGTCCCTATGGTTGCTAATAAGGTACCTGAGGTCGGGAAAGTTACTGATGTATTACCTGTTAATGTACCAGTAAAAGTATGTGCACCTGAAAATGTAACAGAACCACCTAAAGTTATGGTAGACGTTGAAGCATTACTTATTCCAGTTCCTCCATTTTGGGGTACTAATGGCGTACTAGTATTAGCATTAATGGCATTATTTACTGTTGACATTCATAATCCTTATACAAAGAAATAAAGGAATCATAATTTCTTTATTTCTTTAAACAATAGTAAAGTTACCGACAGAGCTAACAACAACCCAAGTTGAATTAGCTGTAATACAACGTAAACGAATACAATCATATTGTAATACGCTAGAAACAGAACCTCCTACACCGCTAGTCGATGCAATATTACCAAATCTAATCTGTTGTCCAATACCTTGAGAAATAGTATACAATCCGCTTCCTTTGCCATTTATTTCTACAAAATCACCAATTGCTGCTGTTGCTGGCAATGTAAAGGTAACTAAAGTAGCTCCATCATCAGAAGTATAACCAGTATTTACGGTCATATTTACAGTGCCAGTTGTTTGATCAACCCATCCCGCACTGCCAGATGATGATATGGTTATAGAGCCAGCACCATTCGTTATTGATATTCCAGCTCCTGCCGTTAATGTAGCAGCAACCGGGTTATTTCCTGCCGAACCAATAAATGTTTGACCATTTAACGTTAATTCTGGGGTATTGGTTGCGTTATTTGTAGCCATTTTTTGTTATCCTTAACAAATTATTAATTATGTATACAATAAATTTCCCGTAGAAGAATAGGCTATCCAAGTATTATTGGCAGCAATATTAACCATTGATATGCTACTATTTAAATCATTAGATGACCAAGATCCTGTAACGCCTATTGTAGAAGTTATATTTCCAACCCTGATATTTTGTCCCGTATTTTGTGCAATAGACCAAGATGTTGAAGTACCACTAACAATTTGTATTGTTTTTCCAACGGCAGAACTTACTGGAAGGTAGAATGTAACACCTAATCCCGTATTATTGGCAATATAGGAAGATCCTGGAACTAAATTTGCGGTTGAAGCTGTAATAGATATCCAATCAGGCAATGTTACTATCATCGATGTTAATATATTAAATTGAACAAACATAATTGCCGATGTGCCAATTACGAAAGGTGCTGCGGCCGTTTGTTGATAGGATCGTCCTGCTAATGTATTACCTTGTTGCACCAAAACAATTTGACCTTGTATAACTTGAGCAGGCGTATCATAATCAGTAGTTCTAGTTAATACCCATGGAATTAAACTAGTTCCCGTATTTGTCACAGAGTAAATACCATTTTGTGCTGAATTTGTTTGTTGCCAAACCAATACTCGTTGATTTAAAGCCAATTGCACACCATCAATAATTAAAACACCCATTGTTCCATTGTTAGTTAATGTGGCACCTAATCCACCAGTACCATTATTATAGATGGTTAACAATGGCGTTGTTGTGGCAACAAAAACTGCTTCAACTGTTTTTATCCCTACGGCTGAAAAATAAAAATCAAATTCATCACTTCGAAGATATTTTTTTGTTGTTCCTGTGGCGGCTTGCGTTTTATCTTGCGTATCCGTAGCTGGCGTTAAATCCGTTCCTTGGGGAAATCCAGATTGCAAAGTAGATATCGGATCAACTTGTTGAGCCATTTTTAATCCTTTAATATTCTTTGTTATAACATGGTGTTAGTATAAAGATTTGCTGCGTAAAATTTAACCGTTATAGTAGCACCACCGGTATCTCCTGTGATAAAACTTAATGTTTGGCCAGCGTTTACATATCTAGATAATCCGATAGAAGGAACTATTTCCGAAGTTGAGGCAGAAAATGATCCAGAGGGTACAACAGCTGTTGTTATACCATCAGCATAAATTGTTTTTCCATATTGAGGCGCTATGACCGCTATATAATTTCTATCCTTACTTGGAACGGTTATTGATTGAGCTGTATTTGCAGCCAACAATGCAGATTCTCCCGTTTCAGAAAAAGAAACATTGGCATTAGTACAATTTGTAATGCCAGATAAATCCCTATTAATTAAATATGGTGTGCTCATTATGTAATTCCTAATCTAAGATCAACAACCCAATGAAATTCGACGGTGAAGAAAAAATTCGTCAAACCTCCTGGTGCAGTATTTAAAAATGTACTATTTATTTGAGCAATATAACCCATTCGTTTAGTGTTTGATGCAATTAAAGTATAAGCACTAAAGGCTATATCTCCAGAGTTTATCAAAGATGAGTTTTGATAAAGCCTTCCAAATACATTACCAAAATCATTTAACATTTGTGCAGAAGCAACAGTAAGATTTGTAGCTATAGGAATAGTCCTTTTCACCGTTTTAAATTCAATATTAACAGAAGAAAGGATCCCATTTATTTGTGTCGTTCCTGTATTATATACAGCAAATTGATTGGTTATTAATACACCTGGAGCTAATAAAGTTCCTGGTAGCGTGGCCGCATCATATGATTTCTCATAATAATATTGACAATCATTTAATACATCATCATAACTTTGATAAGCAGGTCTTGTTGGAATATATCCTGGAACCAGTGATATTGAATTAAATATAATATTCGCTGCATTAGTTATCGCTCCGGTTCCAATTACAATTGCAAACGCTGTTGCATTGGCAGGAAGTGTGGTTGCTGGAACCCAGCCAAAAAATCCATTATCTATATAACTATTTGTTAAAATGAATTTAGCATTTCCAAGATTATTATTGCGAGTTAATTCTACCCACCCAGAAGCTACTCCTGACGGATGACCATTTGCATCAAGAGTTGTAACTATACTAGTTGGCAATAAAGGTAAAGTTCCACCTGTGGTATACCAAAGACTTACGGTACAAACCAAGCCTCCTGGATTAGATGATGAAGCTAATATATTAACTGATAAAGGATTTTGTAACATTGAAGTGATTTGAGGAACTGTTAAATATTGTATTAAAGCAATTTGATTAAGATTTGTAGCATCAGAGGACGCTAAAACTAATGATCCATCAAAATTTCTTGCGGCAGTTAAATTGCTAACTATACTTTGAAATGCAATTGTTTGATCCCATAAATAATAATTTGATGCCGAAGAATTTCCCACTGTTGAACCGAACTGAGCAGGATTTAAAGGGAAATCCCAACCCACAAGATAAGATTTAAGTGGTTTTATATCTAGTTGGCTACTATAGTAATTAAATAAATGATCTAATTCCCGTTGAACAGTTAATTCAGACCAATTTAAAGTGGTATTAACTGTAGGTACGCCAACTAATTGTATGCTAGTTATTTGGATATGTGAGGTCGGGGGCATTGTTATAATTATATCAACCCAGCCATTAGTCGGACTATCGGTGTTGATTATGCCATTTATATCTGCTGTTCCTGTATATTGATTAAATCCTGCAATTGGTGTTGTCGTATTAATTAATGTATAGCTTGTCGAAGCAACTGTATTTGTTGAAGGAACAAATGACATGATTAATTGATGCGCAGTATTATCAACTGATGCGGCTATAAATGAACCATTTACAAATTCCTGAGCAAATAATCTTGGGTCTCCATTTAATCTTTGCCTTAGCTGTAAACTTGTAATTCCCGCCGAAACAATATCTAGAATATAGGGAGCTGTAATAGAAATATTAGTAGAAGCAATTTGCGTAACAGTTACAGTACCCGTTCCACTTGTAATTATATCCCAGTCAGGTGCCAGTGAACTTACAACATTTGTGCCAGAAACCGTATAAACAAATCCAGCAGGATAGGTTATTGGATTAAAATTAACTATCGAAAATTGTGGGTTGGATAATAGGTTCTCAGTTGTCGCAACATTGGCTGCTATATTGCCTTGCGCAATAACATTAGGCCAAGCAAAACGTGTAAATTGAGGTATACCACCCGAATCAGTAACGGTTATAAAATATAAAGATAAAATACCTTGCGATGTCGTTGGTGTTCCATCGTAGGGAAAAAAATAAGGAACGATATCATTACCATTTTCGTCAATGAATGTTCCAACCGATGACAGTTGTAATGGATTTGCCAGTTGAGTATATAGGTATGTATTGTTTGGTGTTATAGTTAATTGATATACAGGTTTAAGTATTGTATGGTCATTATCATAAAAAAAAGTTACAATACCACCCGAGAGTGGAGTCCCTGTATCTTTATTAACAAAATAGTCTTGTAAAGGTGGTATTTGTACAAATCTTGGATCTAATGTAGGCATTATCTTCCTAATTACGATCTAATTATTATATATTTTACAATAAATCATTGTTATTTAATATGAATTAAAAATAAAGTACAAATTTCTCATACCAATGTTAGCAATAATTATAGTATTAGTGAATCTATTTAATTCTATCTTAGAAGATATAAAAACAAATATGGAAAGCGTTTTGCCAAGCCTAGGTTCGCTACCGAATCGCGAGCACCTCACTCGCTTGGCTTGGCAACTTCTTATTGAGGTAGCCTGAGCGGCGGGTTAGCGAAAGATAATCTATGATAGATGATTTAATTAGTGCGATGAACACAATGATTCATGAAAATGTTTATTTATTAAGTGATAAAAATGATAGTTAATATATTTATAATAATAGGTTTGTTATGTTTTTTATCAGATTTAGATAAAAATGATGATAATTATTGATCATTGCTAAAACCTTTAATTCCTGAACCACCTAGCAATATTTTAGTTGCCAAACTTCCTATACCTAATGTTTTTCCTATGGATTTAATTTTTTGTTTATTTTGTTCTATAGATAAATGTTTTTGTAATTCTGGATGTTCATTTAATAATCTTCTCATTCTTACTGAATCTTCCTCTAAAGTAGAGAGTAAATTTTTAGGTATTAGTTTATTTCCTCCAACTAATTTTGATATAGTTGGATGAGTATGATAAGTTTCAAATAGATTTCTATATGAACCCATTGCCTGCCTCAATCTGATTGCTAGGTTATCATGATCTGATTTTGTAAAATAATTAGCGATTGAATCATTAATTTCATCTCTAAATTCATTTAATCTGTCACCGTGATCTTGTTCAGCTAATGAGTCAGAAGATTTTGCTTTGGTCGCTCTTTTTCTTAATTCAGTCTGAAGTCTTCTTAAATCTTTGTAATTACCATTTTCTGATTTTTCTATAAATTGATCGAATTTTTTTGATTTTGGTACTTCATTTTTAATTTCTTTAAATAATTTTTTATCGATAGGTATTTTATTAATACCTAATTTTTCAGCGTCACTTTCTATAGAATCAAATTCACCTGAAATTTTATTTAATTTATTTTCATAAGATTGTTGTAATAATTTTCCAGCATCTTTTGGTTTATATTTTGTAATTAAGGATTTTCCTAATTCTTTTAGTGGATTAATAGAACTTAAAGCAAGAGAGGTTCCACCAAATTCAGCACCTTTCTTCAATCTTTCGTTTAAATTTCCTGGCTCCAATATGGAACCCGCTACGCCCGATCCTAAAGCTTGTCCTAGATAATTAGGCAAAAGTGAAGAAGTAGCAGCCTCAGTTCCCAATGCAAAAGGAACAGACAAAGCACCATAAGTACCTAGTTCCCCAATGCCTCTGCCTAATGATCTAACCAAGGAATCCGACATTTCCTCATGGGGTAATTTTATTGCCTTCTTGCCAAATAATTCACCAATACCAGACAATGAAGAAATTAATGTTCTAGGAACTGATTCAGATGCTCCTAACGCTAATTGTTCTGGAAATAATTGTTGCGCCGGCTGTTTTGCAGATTGAGTTAAAAAATTCAGAGAGCTACCTATTAATCCTTGTTTTAATGCATCCTCTAATGAATCATCTTGAGATAAATTAAATTTTGATAAACCACCAATGGGTTGATTCTGTAACTGAAAATCATTTTCACTGGGTTGATAACTATCAAGATGTTCAAAATCTTTAAGCGTTGGTTGATAATTCATTATTTATTTCCCAAATAAATACGTTTTGCTTCGTTTATTTGTTCAGGTGTTAAGGTTGATAAATATTGTTTAAATTCTTGTGAATTTTTAAATGTTCTTTTTTTAAGAGTAGGTTTATTTGTACCTATCCTAACTGGAAATCCTTTGGCTTGATAATTTTCCTCTGCTTCTTTGATTTTTTTTATAGCTTCATTTGTTTCGCTATTAGCTTTTTGCAATAATTCTTTAGGATAATTATCAATTATTCTAGATAATTGAAGAGGCCAGCCTGCTTGGTTAATTTCTTTTTGATGCTCTAACGATGTAACAGTCGGTCTTATACGTTGTGAAGTTAACTGAAGTCCTGATAACTCAGGAATTGTCTTATAAGCTACAACCGCTTGAATTAACCTATTTTCTGCTTCTGATTTTGTCTTTGGATCAGAAGATTTTGATACATATGATTTTAAATCATTACCTAATTGAAATGTAGCTCCCAATCCCACGTATGGCATGCCATAATTTTCACCAATAAATTCTCTACCGATATTGGCAATACCGGCTTGTTGTTGACTTGTCGAGGTAGGCGTAGTAGCTGGTGATACACTTATCGCATTGCCATTTTCATCATAAATGATTTGTGAAGAAGGTTTTGCACCGCCTTTTCCACCCTGAGAAAAGGTAATTTCCCCATTTTGTCCTACTGATAATTGAGTTCCTTGAGATGTTGCAACTGCATTTTGAATTGCCTGATCTGCTAGTTTTCTATCTTCTGATCCTTCGGGTAATGAATTACGTAAAGCAAATAAGTTAGCTAAATTTCCTGTTGGTTTAGATGGTTGTAATGCTTTTTGAATTTGTGCTTTTTTAAGTTGCAATTCTAATTGAGATAAAGGTTCGGCATATTTTAAACGATGTGTATTTAATTTATTTTGTAATTGTTGAGATAAAATTGCTTCTGC